TCGTTCAGCCTCCGGTGGCGGTGGACAAGGCGTACCGCCGGTTCCGTGCGCGTCAGGAGGCCGAGGCGGCCAAGGTCGCGGCCGTACCTCTCGCGACGAATGGCTCGTAGCCGGCTCACGAACGAATCCGCGCAACGGCTCCGGGCGCCGCGCGAGCGGGCTCTCCGGAAGAAGATCCACGACCCGGCCGTCACGCTTCGGAACGAGTTCGGCCGCTTCCTCGCGGACCGGGATCTCCTCGACGACATGGCCAGGGAGGCGGCGCAGCGGGACGTGGCCTCAGGCAACGGCAAGGCTCTCCACGTCCTCGGAGTGAAGCGCGCCGACCCGGTCCCTGAAGAGGTAGACCACCTGGTCGAGCGTGCGCTGGCGAGGTCGAAGGGTCTCTTCACGAAGCTTGAGCTGGATCTGGAGGCGGCACTCCTGAGCGAGTCGATCGCGGCCTACGAGACGGGTGCCGGTGGCATCATCCGGACCGTTGGTCTCTCCGGGAGCTTCAACCTGAGGAATCCCCTGATCCTCGATGCGCTGTCGGTCCGGGCGAACAAGCTCGCGGGCGACGTCGCGGACACGACCTTCGACGCGATCAAGGAGACGATCGCGCGCCGGTTCTTCGTGGACGGCGAGGGGGTCGAGGAAGTGTCGCGGGCGCTCCGGAACGAGTTCGACTTCCTGTCCACGATACGGTCCCGGGCGATCGCGCGCACGGAAACGGGCATCGTGACCGAGATGGGAGCCTTCGAGCAGTACGCCGAGATCGGGGTCGAGAAGAAGAAGTGGCTCTCCGCCTTGGTAGAGCAGACGCGGACGGGGCACAGGAAAGCGAACGGTCAGACCGTCGGCCTATTCGAGCCGTTCCTCGTGGAAGATGCGGACGGGAATCCGGAGGAGATGCTACACCCGATGGACCCCGACGCGAGCCCGTCGAATGTGGTGAACTGCTTCCCGGGAGATGTGCGGATCTCAACGGTAACGACTACCCTTGCGATGACGCGGCGCTGGTTCGCTGGCGAGCTTGTAGAGATCGTCACGCGAAATGGAAAGAAGCTCGCCGGAACCGCGAATCACCCGGCACTGACCGATCGGGGATGGATCGCCCTTGCACAACTCGAAGAAGGTGAGTGCCTGATCTGCGGCTGTCTCGGAGAGAACACGATCTGCACCGATCCAGACCCACAATACCGAGATGCCCCATTCGATCAGCTGTATCGACTTGCCTCGGCGATGGGCGTGGGCGATCGGCATCTCGGTTCCAGATTGGATTTCCACGGCGACGGGGAGAATGGCGAGGTCGATGTTATATGGACCCACGGCCAATTGAGGAACGGGAACCATTCCACGATCGGTCAGCCAGACCGCGAATTGATCTTCGCCGCGGCCGATTCGGTGCGCTCGCTGCATGTTCGTCACGGCGCGGCTTCGCAGGTCGCGGTCGGTACGTTTCATACCACGCACGGCCTCATGGGCGGCCGACGTGATTCGGGAACGATACTCGGGCGTCGAAGTAGCAAAACGCGCCAGCTGACTTTCCGCTCCTCCGCGTGGAACGATGCCGTTCTCGAGGAGGATTCTACGAACCGCCCTTCGGGACACGCCATGCTCTTGCGCGAGCCTCAACTCGGAAGTGCCTTGGCGATATCGCGCGATGAGATCATCGCGATTCGGCGGTTCCCATTTCGGGGCCACGTGTTCAACCTCCAATCCACCAATGGATGGTATCTGAGCAATGACATCGTGGTCCATAATTGCTTGTGCGCCACCGGTCCCGTCATCGAGGGGAGCCTCCGTGGTCCATGGCTCGGAGAGTAGCGGCGGCGCTCCGCCGAACGCGGGCACTCGCTACGTCGTGCTCCGCTGCATGTTCTGCGGGCGGAAGGCGATGAACAAGGAGACCTACTCGCCGGAGCGCGTGTACCCGCCCGGCCGAAGTACGTTCGGCATCGAGCACAAGTGCCCGAAGTGCGGGCTGGTTACGCGCTTCTAGCTCTTGACTTCTCGCGGCGCTTTGGCCATCTTCCGCGCCCAAGAGCCCCAAGCAATACGCCAGAGGGCCGGTAGCGCATCCTTCGGGATGGGCAACCGGCCCTCTCTCTTTTGGAGCCGCGATGCCGTTCGAGATGGACACGCTTCCCGAGCCGGTCACCGAGCTTCCGAAAGACGCTCAGATGATCTGGCTCTCCGTCTTCAACTCGGCGTTCCGCACGTTCGCCGGCTCCGATGGCGAGAAGGAGCAGGCCTCCTCGATCGCCGCTTGGGGTGCGGTCCGGTCTAAGTTCGCGCAGGAAGCCGACGGCACCTGGACCATGAAATCGGCGATCTCCTTCGAGGACCCGCGCGGCTCTGAACCGGAGCACGGGCGATGGACGCGCGCCGTCAAGTTCACGCCGAACCTCCTCGAAGCGAAGAAGCGCATCACCTACGGCGAGGTCTATGCGCCGTGGACGGTCGATGCGCAGGGCGAGTTCGCGGACGAGGGCGCGATCGAGGATGCGGCGCACAACTTCCTGAAGCACTTCGGCACGATCGGCGAGCAGCACCGGCTGTTCGGCGGCAAGGGCGTTCCGGTTGAGAGCTTCACGTCGCGCCCGAAGGACGGCGATTTCCCCGTTCCGGGAACGTGGGTGCTCGGCACGCAGTGGTCCGAGGAGATGTGGCAGAAGATCCTCAATGGGGAGATCACCGGGTATTCGCTGGGTGGTGACTGGACGCGGATGCCGCTCGTCGCCGGCCGCGAGTACGCGAAGAAGATCCTCGTGGATGGCGGCAAGGATGCACCCGCGCTGGCGGAGTTGGACGAAGCGCTCTTCGAGCAGACCGTCAATGCGGGTCCCCGAATGATCGCCCAGATCATCAAGCTCAACGTAGACGAGGTCTCGGGCGTCTCGCTGCCCGCGAATCGCCAACCCTTCAAGCTCTTCAAGGGCATGGGAGGCAGGAGCATGAAGCGAGCGGTCGTCGTGGGCAACGGCAAGGGCGGGAAGTGCTCATGCGAGGAAGAGAAGGCGAGCCCCGGCAGTCCGTGGCTGAAGCTGTATGAGAATTTCATCCAATTCGGTCTTCCGCCGGACAAGGCGCGCGAAGAGGTCGAGCGGATTCTCGGCAAGGCGCCCGAGGGTACATGGCTTCCGAAGGGCAAGGATGCGCTTTCGGATTGCATCGCCGAGAAGATGAAAGACTCCGCGCACCGGGACAAGTTTCCCGATCAGGCACAGGCACTCGCTGTCGCGTTCTCGGTCTGCGGCGAGGGCAAGACGAATTCGGAGGAGACGAAGGCCATGGAACCAATGACGTTCGCTGAGGTCGTCGCGAAGGCGGACGAGCTCCACGGCGCCGGGAACGGAGCGGCGATCGCATCGCTCTTGCAGGCGAAGTACCTGGCAGGACCCGAGGGGGGGATCGCGCTCCCGGAGGGGACGACGATCGAGGACGCGATCACGTGGGCTGTGGAGCAGGGCACCACGGCCGGGATCTTCAGTCTCAAGGAAGCCCCGGCGGCCGAGGAACAGGTCACGCTGCTTAAGCAGGTCACGGGCGCGGTCAAGTCGATCGCGCGCTTTCTCGGCGTCAAGGCCGAGGGTTCTGAGGAGGACGATGCCATGACGACCGAGGAACGGAAGGAATTCGACGCACTCAAGGCCACGATGACCGACAAGTGCGCCGCGTTCGAGAAGGCGCTCGACGCGCTGAAGCCGGCGGCGGCTGTCACAGAGGTGAAGGCGGCCGAGACGACCACGGCGGCGGCGGAGCCTGTGGCCGCTGAAGCCAAGGGCGGGGATGGCGCCTACGTCCCGACCGCCGGCGAGATGGAACTCCACGCCCGCGTGAAGGAGCTGGAGTCGACGCTCGCCGCGATCCGCTCGCAGCCTGGCACGTCGCAGGTGGAGCAGGTCGTGCTCAACCCGGAGGCGGTCACGGCCGGGAAGTCGATCGAGGGCTACCGGCATTCGTCGATCCTCGGCACGGCGATCCCGATCTCCGCCGGACAGGTCGAGCTCAAGGCGAACGTGGAGCGCATGAAGAAGCTGCAGGATCGGCGGAACTCTTACGGAGTCAATCGCGGCTCCGTGAACGTCCGCTAACTCGCGTCACCCGAAGGAGGAACCAGAACCATGTCGATCTTCGACCGGGCGGCGGGAGTCCTGGCCATGGCGCCCCGACCGCAGATGATCCAAGCGTCCAAGGCGGTGACGATCTCCAGTGCACCGACGATCGTGGAGCCGGAGTGTTCGGACCGGCTCATCGACTTCGTGCAGGAAGAGTCCGTCCTCGTCGGGTTGATGCGGGTCATCCGCATGAGCCGCAACGAACAGAACCTCAACTTCATCGACGTGTCGAACAAGCTGCTCCGACCGGGCGGCTGCCAGACGACGTGCGACACCGGCACGATCACCGGCACGCGGAAGACGCTGTCCGTGCACGAGCTGAAGGCGGCGATCCCGCTCTGCGATGACGTGCTCGACACGAACATCGAGGGCGCGGCGCTGGAGGATCATCTCCTGCGCATGGCCGCGAAGCAGCTCGCGAACGAGCTGGAAGTCTGGGTGCTCATGGCGAGTCTCGGACTCGGCCAGAGCCCGGCGTACACGTCCGCGCTCGTGGATGCGTCGACGATGCTGCTCGACGACAACCTCTACGAGCAGCTCCAGGGCGGTCACGTGCTGAACGCCCTGACGGCCACGGACACGCGCTTCATCACTGCGTGCAAGGTGCAGCAGATGATGCAGGCGCTTCCCACGCAGTACCGTGGAAACCGGAACCTGAAGCTGTTCATGCCCGATGACATGATCTGGGACTGGAACGGCGTGGTTCGCGCTCGGCAGACGCCGGGCGGTGACGCGCAGTTCTCCGGCCAGGTCGATCCGCAGTTGGGTCGACTGCCCTTCGTGTCGGTGCCGCTACTTCCGACGAACATCCTGAGCTGCTCGGTCGGTTCGGCGGTCGGCAGCAACGGAACGTTCATGTTCCTCGCCGACCCGGACAACCTCGTGCTCGGCATTCAGCGCGAGATGACGTTCGAGCGGTGGCGCAACGGTTGCGAGGGTCGGACGTTCCTGATCTGGACGATCCGCGTGGACGTGCTGATCGAGAACCAGGACGCGACCGTGCTGTACGACTGCATGGACGTGGGCAGCTGCGCTTGCGAGCCTTGCCCGTAAGCTGAGCTGAGCGGAGGGCAGAGCAACGTCAACGGAGGGGCGCGGTCCATGAGAGACTGCGTCCCTCTTTCCTTTTCAGGAGGCATGACGATGACAGGCGCATGGGTATACATCTCGCCGTTGCTCGCGATGGTGGCGACGATGATCATGGGCAAGCTCGCGAGCATCCCGATGAAGCTCCGGCCGTTCGTGGCCGTGGCCGCTGGAATCCTGCTGCAGCTGTTCGCGAACGGCGGGCTGAACGATGGTCTGCAGGTGCAGGACTTCGTGGACGGTCTGCTCGTGGGTCTCGCGGCCGTGGGTCTCTATTCCGGAGCGAAGAACGTGAAGGAGCATCTGGCGGCGAAGTAGCCGTGCGTGGCGGTGCGGCGGCGGGAGCCGGTGTCTTCGGGCGCCGGCTTTCTGCTTTGACAGCAGGTCACGTGATATGATCTAATCCGCAGGTCGCCGCTCTGGCGAACGCCTCACGGGTTGTTGGACCCTGCGAGGCGGCCACGTTCGCGTGGACTAGCCCTCTTCTCCGGACCCGAAAGGGTGTCCAACCCGGGGAACGAGGGCTTTTTCATTCCGCTGCGTAGCAGGGCATCCCTTAGTTCACCACAGCTCTGCTCGTCGGAGCGTACCTACGCTCACCTAACCGCGGTGAAGCGTACCAATCCAAGGAGTTCATCCATGTTGGACATCACGTGCACGATCGCAGGGAAAACACCGCTCATTATGCATCGCTACAGCGATGACGAGCTGGTCACCAGCTCTGACGCATCGAAGCCGGTCAACCGATTCACGACAGCATCTCCCCGAGAACAGGCAGAACGGCGCATCTATTATGGCGGTGCCGATGGGAAGACCGTCATCCTGCCGCAATCGAATCTCATGCGCTGCATCACCGAGGCCGGGAAATTCTTCAAGATCGGCAAGTCTAAGATCACGACCGCGAAGAGCAGCATCCTCCCTGGCATCCTCGAATGGGACGACGTCGAGTTCCCGATCGAGTTCGACACGTGGGAAGTAGACATCCGCGGCGTCGTGAACCCGACCACGCAGGGTCGCCGTCTATGCTACCGGCCGATCTTCCCGACGTGGTCGCTGACATTCTGCGTTCGTCTCGACGAGACGGAACTCCACCCCGACATTCTCCGCGATCTGGTCGACGCGGCCGGACGTAAGATCGGGCTAGGCTCGATGCGCCCTGAGCGCAAAGGTCCCTATGGTCGCTTCCGGGTCACGCGATGGGAAGAGAACGAGGCGGATCTTGAGGCCCAGACGCCCGTTGTCGTGGTCCGTGGTCAGAAGCCGAAGGTAGTGAAGAAGAAGGCAGCCTAACAATGCCGCCCGTGCCCAACCCTGCCACGCCACACCGATGCGGCCACATGCATCGCGGACCAATCCAAGAGGTAGTGAACGATGGCTCTGAAAAAGTGGAAGGACGACACGGGCTGCACGCATTATGAGTGGCTGCCGCATTCCAAGGTGTGTGGGCCTGTTCTCAAGAAGATCACACTTACCGAGCAGGTCTCTTCCATGTGGCTGCGCATGAGGCACACGACAGCGCGGGCGCATCGAAACGCACAGTGCAAAAGGAAGGACGCGAAGAGGAAGGCATCGTAGATCAGCTCCGAGCGCGCCTGTCCATCGCGACGTCCTGCGGCGCGCGCCAAGTCGTAGCCCACCAATCCAAGAAGGGGCATCCGAAAGGGTGCCCCGCTTGGGAAGGATGAGGACTCACCGCACCTACGCCATGCCGCGCTTACCACGGCCTGCCAGACCGGATCCGCGCGTAGTCTACCGACGACCACCGACGCGGAGCAGCGCTTACCGATGCTCGCCATCGCGATGCCGATCATTCCATAGAGCAGAGCCGGTGCCTCGCGGTGCCGGCTTTCTGCTACCCTGCCGCCATGCTTAGATTGATGCCGAGCAAAGCGCTTACGCTCAGAGATGGTGAGTTCTTCTTCAAGCGTGGGCAACCGCTCGAAGTATCCGAATCGGCGTACCATCGACTTTGCTTGAGCGGAAGACTTAGCGATCCCGACCGCTCGTTCGAGTCCGTACCCGCCGTCGCGCTGAAGCGTCTGCAGCCCGGCGCGGTCGTGACCGTCGTGCGCTCGATGGGGCTCGGCGACGTGCTGATGGTGCTCCCCGTGATCCGAGCACTGAAGCGCGACTATCCGCATCTTTCGTTCCGGTACTGTGTGGGCTCTGCGTACGCGCCCCTTCTCCAGGGGATCGACTTCTTGCACGAGATCGTCCCGATCATCGAGATGCAGGGCAAGGTGTCCAACGTGATCGAGCTGCGTGGGCTGTCCGAACGG